AATGAAGAGTGCCCGCTTAATTGTTCAAATGCTTAAATGCCTAAAGAAAAATTGGGGGAAATTAGCAGATGAATCAATTCATGACCTATCACCAGCACTAGTTAAACAATGGCGTGATAAACGGTTAAAGCAAGTTAAAGGTGCAACAGTCATTCGAGAAATGGCTATGTATAGCTCTGTTTTTGACTTTGCTCGGAAAGAACTATTTCTAACTAAAGAAAATCCATTCAAAGAAATATCAAAACCTACTGCCCCACCTCCACGTAATCAGCGTGTTTATCAGAACCATATAGATAAAGTTTTAGCTGGGCTTGATTATGAATGGGGAAAAGTGCCTGTTCAGCCAAGACACCGAGTTGCATGGTCCTTTCTATTTGCACTTGAAACGGCAATGCGCAAAGGTGAAATACTTAGCGTAGAGAAATCATTGATCTTTCCTGATTTCATTCGCCTGTTAGACACTAAGAATGGTACTTCTCGTGATGTCCCATTAACTGCTAAAGCAAAAGAGTTACTTTCTTGGTTGCCTGACGATCCTAACGATGACCGCATGATTCCTCTAACATCTAATGCCTTTAGATTAATATGGCAGCGTAACTTACGTAGAGTTGGCTTAGATGGTGTTATTACTTTCCATGACACTCGCCATGAAGCTATTACCCGTTTTGTTCATGACTATCGTTTGCCAGTAGAGATCCTAGCGAAGATTACTGGCCATAAAACGATTAGTGTTTTGGTGAATACCTACTACAACCCTACTGCTTCGGAAATTGCTAAGATGTTAAGTGCTGCATAGAAAAATAGCCCTCTACTGGGGGGCTTTCATGCAAATGCAACTAATATTCAGATTATAAATAGAGTATTCCGATATAAAAACCTACATTAAAAATAAAACAAAATTTCAACATATATTCAAAATTGCTACTCTTTTTTTATTGATAATTTATTCAACTCCAAATTTGATATACCAACATGAAAAAATTGATAGTCGCAATCGCAGCTACCCTCACATTAACTAATGCATATTCATTTGATGTTTATCAATTTATCATTTGGAAAAGCTATATCGATGATAAGGGACAACTCAAAACTGATCAAAAACAACTTCAAAACTATTTCGCACAAAACAACTTAAAACCCATAAAGGTAATTTATCACAATAGATTTCTTACAAAGGGTCAGCCAGATGAGGATAAGATTAAGATCATTGCCAACGCTACCAAGGCAAATCCTTCTATCCCCGTATCATTTGATATAGAGGTAGGTAATAAATTTAAACCCCAAACAGTACTACCAATCGTCAATAAAACATTAGATCTCTACCATAAGTATGGTGGAGCTGCACCGGTTGGTGTTTATGGAGTTCTACCACAAATAATTTTCGCAGATGAGCAATTTAATTCATCTACTAAAAATCGTTATAAGCAATTAAATAAAGATGCAGAAGACATAGCAAAAAAAGTCGATTTCTTAAGTCCTGTCTTATACAACACATGGATAACAGACTTCAATCAATGGAAAGTTCGTGTTGACTTCCAAATGTCAGAAGCACATATGTATGCAGATAAGTACAATTTAAAGATCATTCCATATATTTCCGGATCATATTTGGATAAAGGTTTTTTTAAAAATAAGATAATTCATCCATTGACTGAATCTGAAATGAAACAACGCTTAGACTATATTAAAAGCAAAGGGGCTGATGGCGTAATTGTATGGGAAGGTAGTACAGCTACGCTTAAAAATGGTAAAACTCCAACTTATGATAAAAGAGCTGGTGCATATAAAGTAATTACTGAATATGCAAATTCTAAATAAATCTATTAAAGCTCTTTGATGAGGGCTTTTTTTAAAGTGCTCTAGCGCAGATTGATACATTCACATTACTATTGATCTTATGAGCTGTGCATCCTGATAGCAGAATGCACAGATAGATATTATTTCAATTTTATTGAATATAAGTAAATTAATATGCGTTAGCTATATAAAACTTACAATCCGAAATTTGTTTTTGAAGATCAATATATTTTCTTTTAATCTGATCTTGTTTTTCTTTTTCCGCTCCTTTAGCAAATATATTAAAGGCTTTAGATTCCTCCTGATACTTCGCTCTTAGATTATTGCAATCTTCTTTATTTTTTAATGCAGCTTTAGCATCTTCTTCACTAATTTTAGTATACATTTTATTGCCTATACGCAAAGTTTTTCCATCCTCAGATAGATTAAAAGGTATAACAGTTAAGCCATTGTTTACACCCAATTCTTTCTCTTTTTTCTCTAAAACAGTACCTGTTTTTTTATTTCCAAAGAAATCTTTTTCAGCAAGAATATTATCGTTTACTAAATATGTCTCTTTATCTTCTTTATAAATACTTAAAATTCTTGGAGAATTAGAATTTTCAAGTTTCCAGTAACCAATATATTTATCGTATGGTTTAGAACACGCTGTCAGGGCTAATGCAATCAAAGTTAATAAAAATACTCTCATTTTATCCTCTAATACTTGAAGTAACTTATAAAGGGTCATCCCATTACATAATTCATGAGAAAAGGTGTATTAATTTAAAATTAAAAGTGAACTCTTTTCTCAAAGTTGAAATTACAATAAAACTATACAGTCTTGTCTACCCCTACTTTGTTATGATTCCGCCAACTGATAAACATAAGAAGGAATTGTTTTGGCAACACCCTACATAACTATAGGCTGCCCAACTTCTGGAGGTGGTCAAGTAATTTCTGGGAACAGTATGTTTCTAATTGACGGGATTCCCGTCGCCTGTGTCGGCGATAAAGCAACATGTCCAACTCATAAAGTCGTTGCGACAATTGTCTCAGGTGATCCATACATGCAAATTTTTGGTAAGGCTGCTGCCCGAGTGAATGACTCACTTTCATGTGGCTGTAAATTACTGCCTCAACAAAACTTAGTTGTGCAAGACAATGGCGGTGGAAGTGCATCTTCTGCAGCTAAATCCACTCCAGCTCCAATGTCACAAAAACAGCAGACTACTAATAGTCTTAGAGAAGAAAAATATGAAAACTATTACATTGAGCAGTATAAAACTGATGTCTACATTAGCCATAAAGCTGTTCTTTTAGGTGATGAAGGAGTAACACCCTTGGATGGAGCTGTAAGCTATTTTCTAAACTACAAAGTTCAAGGCAAGGAACTATTTTTAAGTGTAGTTATTAATGCAGCTCCATTGAGCCACAAGGGAACTGTTTATCCTTTTGGGACCGCTATAGTTTCAAGAGAGGGGAAAGAGATTACCAGAGCCAAGTTAAAAAGTGATAAAGGGTATTGGCCAACAGATAAAAATAAGGCCCCTTTAGGAAGTTGCACTATCAAATTACCAGAACCAAATTTGCAGCTTGTTGATGTAGAACTTGAACTAGGATATACCGCAGTAATTTCAGATACTGTGGGTTCTGTGCATCCAATGCCTCCTATAAAAAAATATAAGTTTTCCTTAAATTCTGCAGCGCGCAAGGTATAAAAAGTTATGAATAAGCTATTAACGATTCTATTATTAAGCGTCGCATTTGCTGCGTGTAATAACCCAAATAGTACAACCCAAATCGCCCAAGTGCAGAGCGAGAAATCTGATAACCAGCAAGAAGTATTAAAACCACTTGTAGCAGAGTTCAATGAAATTATGAACTCTCTCCAGACTGAAGCGGACATTACATCTACACAAGCAAAACTGGAAAAGCTTCTAAAGAAGTTTCCAGATGACAATGATTCAAGTACGCAAGTCCAAAAGTTAAAATTAAAAGTGCTACTTCAATTAGGTTATTTAAATGAAGCCAATGCTTTGGCAACAAAAATTCTTGCTTTAGATAGCACAGCAAGCATTCAAGAAACCCAATGTTTGATTCAAAGAAAATTACAAAAGCCAACCAATCAAATTAATAACTGTTATGAAAAAGCAGCTAAGCTGTATCAGGCACAATACGAAAAATTAAGTAATGATAATCCACAAAAGCAATATATTCTCTGGTCGAGTTACGCTGCCATGTATCAAGCAGGTCATGCTGACTATAAGCAAAAATTGAAAGCTATTGTTAATGCTCAAACCACTGAAGATGAGAAACATACTTTTAATACTATGTACGAGAACGTAGTGGACCCAACAGTTATTAAAGAAATTCTTGAATCTATGCCTTATAAGAAATAAGTTCATTTAAGAACATTTTTTATGTCCATATATTAGAATAGCTCTAATTATTTAGGGCTTTTTATAATAATTTAACCTAAATGTGGTTCAGAAAAAGGTATATCTCTCAAAGCAGACTCAAACATAAGTATGAAAAAGTTTTTAACCCTATTTATTATTTATTCATCATTTCTTGGTGGCTGTAGTAATGCTTCGGATAGTGCAAAACAAAGCGAAATTACATCACCTAAGCCGTTGTCAGCCGAAGATAAGAAGATTATTGATAAGCATAATGAATACATTCAAAAATACTCTATGGAAGATAAAGAAATCTTTCAGAAACACATGCGCGAGATACTTCCCGATGTAGACAAGATCACGGACAAACATAAACGTGAACTACTTCAAATGAATATTTATATGATTTTGAATGACTATGAGAGAGCACACACATTGAATGATAAGCAACTTGCGGAGAAGCCAAATGACACCGCAAGACTTACATTTAGATGTCAGTTATTTACCATGCAAGGGATAGAAGCAACTGTGGTTAATAAGTGCTATGACCATGTTGCAGAGGTTCTAAAAGTGGAACTAGACAAATCGGAAAACAAGTCCGACCTTGATTATAAGATAGGCGAGTTCTCATACTTATATGCAAAATATAAAGCTGGACACATTGAGTATAAAGAGAAAATGCAAGAGTACATTGCAGAAACTAAAGATAGAAAATTAAAGGCTACTTTAACATCACTTTATGATGTTGAATTTGAAAAATAGATTAAAAGGCCCTGAACATTCAGGGCTTTTTTTAAATCGCTTTAACGCAAATAGAGACATTCACATTGTTATTGATCGTATGAGCTGTACATCCTGAGAACAAAATACAAAGTACCGTAATGAAAGAAACAAGCTTAGTTCGCTTACATTGAAAGACATTCATGCTAGCCGATCCGGTTAGCGATCCAGCCATAAAAAAACTGCTCTTGGCTTTTATTACGTTCACAGATTTCAATGTATCGTTGGCCTTGCATAATATTTAACACGCGCACTAAGACCTTTTCGCCTTCTTTGCCACGTTTGGCCAAGTAAGTTTTTAGAGCTCCTAAAGTGTTAGAACCATAAACGCCATCAACCTTCAAGTCTGCATAACCAGCTTTACCTTGATTGTTAAGCAAGTTCAAAGCACGTTGTAAAAGTGGTTTTGCAAAGTTGATACCACAGTTCACACCAGTGTCTAAAAGTTCTTCAGCTACTGCAGAGCTAAGAGTATTAACCTGATCAAAACGTGGCTCTATCCAGTACTGTTTCCGATAAATTGCTTTGGCCACATCAAGAGGCAAATCTTTCATATTGCCCTTATAGCCGTTTTCACGTGCTACAGCTTCAGTAATACCGTATTTGGTAGCACCTCCTCGATCTACTGGATTATTTACATAACCGCCTTCGCGTTTAATCAAATCATCAAGATATTGTTCAATTTTCATTTCACTTTCCTTTAGACGTAAAAAAGCCACCCGAAGGCGGCATTAGCTGTTTTCAATGTCTTTTCTGGCTTTCTTAAACTCTTTGATCACTTCAACGATCGTTTTACCTTCCTGTTTGTCAATGAAATTAAAGATCCAACGGACTAAAGCCCAACCGGGTAATCCACAAACAAAGAAGAATCCACCAAGTGCGATCATCCCCCATACATCAGTAACCCATTCATGAAGCCCCCACTTCACAATAATGAATGAACCCCCCGCTAGACTTGATACAACCGTACAGATCAAGCCTACGGCCCACTCTTGTGGTGAGCGTGGCATACGTGTCATCAATACAACTGCTGCAACCAAACCGACTGCTAAAGTCACCATGATTGCAATCCCATATAATTTTAAAAGTGCTGTAAAACCGCTAGTGGAAACTGGCTCCATTAATATCTCCAGAAAATTTAGACAATAAAAAAGCACCCCAATTGGGTGCTCAAAGTTCTTTTAAGATTTAAAGTGTTTGTAGAATTTTCCCTCCATTGATCAATTGAGTTGTAAGTGGTGCCACCCCAACAATTGCAGGTCCACCCGGCCCCGGCTGGCCTTCAGTTGTGCCATGGTATTGCCAGTTCCATGTTCCATCATTGGTAGATTTGGTACCACGTTCGCCCCAGTTTCCACCATCACCTGATAATGGAGACCCATAACGGTCATTTTGGGTTCGGTAACCTTTACCGGGTACCGAAGCTTCAGCATCAGTGATTTTTACCACCATAAAGCTATCAATAAAGTACCATCGCCAGTCCTGAGTATCATAGTAGATAGGCTGTCCTGTCATAACTCGTCCAAACGGTGCTCCAGCTCCACCAGGAACACCTTGCACTCCATAACCAAGTTCAGTGTAAATACCGCTTGGTGTAGCACCTCCACCTGAACCTCCGCGCGCTAATATCCCGCCATCAATAATTAAATTCAATTTGCTGTGCCGGTTCATTAAACCCGGTGCACCTTGGAACCCATCACGACGCGTTCTAGTAAAAGAATAGTTCGGATCACTAGACCGGCCGCCATACGCTAAATGAGGAAGCCCACCATCACCACCACGCCCGACAACTGCACCCTTAATCGTAAGATTTACGACAAGACCGGAAGGAAATTCACCTGTATCAATCGCTGGTAGTTCAGATGCGGCAGGAATAATGAATTCTTTAGTTTCTGAATCATAATTATGTTTATAAATCATTTTAGTTTCAGTCCTAAGTGAACTTGAACTCGAAACCAAGGCACCTGCTTCAACCACAAAACTAATCTCACCTGTAGTTGGTAAATCCCCCCTCTGCATTTGATATAAATGCGCAAGATTAATATCCAGCTGGTCATATCGAATGTAAATCGGTGAATCATCTACCGGCACATCAATAAAGTCCTTGTCATTGAGGTAATAACGTTCATCGTAATTAATTGCAGTAATGGTATTAGAGAACTGGTCAACTGGTTCTCTTTTCGCTACCAGATAAGGCAGTGAGCCTTTGGTATCGTCATTAACCACCGTATAGATAGTATTAACAAAATCATCTGGACTCAGCTTTAATGCCCTGTTCGGCAAACGCCCTAAAACCACTTTATTTTTGGCTGAACCCGGCGTAACAGGAATCAGGTCCACGGTTCCATCACTCATTTGCAGATAAATCACATAGCTCTTGCTTGCTATGAAATCTACATCATGGCTTAAGGTGAGGATTAAACCTTCTTGCTGTACCACTTCCCCGCTTTGATGAGTCCCATTGCGATAATCTGCTACGGCAATACGGTCACGTAAAACCAGCAGTTCAGACTCAGGTGCTGCATCAAAGGTGATGGATTTACGTTGAAACCGAAGCTTGTTCCAGATCCGGTACGCATTAAAATGAGCTTGCCACTTGTTTCGTACCCCAACGGATTTCACTTCTTTCGGGTTCTTTGCTCCTTTGTCCGGCAAATAGATATTAATACGACTATCGTCGGTCGGATCTGTGTATTCATAGATCAGTCCATCGTAATCATCCATCACGCCAAAGGTAAGGTCATGCTTGTAACTATCCGGAATGATATTCCTGAAGTTAAACAGCATTACCGAGTTATCAGTTGGCCGTTCAAAATAAAGCTTGAGTTTATTGTTTTGCCGATATGCGGTACAAAACACGGCATCACAAAGATTGGTGACCAGTTCTTCAAAAGATAGGTTTGTATCATCAATAGTGGTGCAGAACTCTGCCGCTAGTGGTGTACCGAAATAATCCACTACATCGTTATAAGTCCGATAGATATTTTCCAGATCTATTTCGTCGATCGTACGGCGGCCAATCTTGTCATCCAGTGCCATTGAAACCAGTGCATCAGCAAAGCTTGATGTTGGAAATAGCTCTGTCGTCATAGCCCCATTTTTATAGGTCGGCAACATTCGCTGAAGATCGAAATTGATCTTACGGGACTTAACAGATAAAGCTCCGGTCGTTGCATAAGTACGTGCACGAAAAACCGTTTCATGTTCATACACTGTGCTTTGCAAGGGATAAGCACCGTAAAGCGCCTGCCACTTTACTTCATCTACTACCGTAGTAACCGCCGGTGTTGGTGTTAAACGGCGTGCGCGGACACTACAACGCCCCTGAAACGTGACCATATCCAGTGTTGCGCCGACGGTCTGACGTGACTTTGCTGAACCCTTTAGGATGATCTGTTTCAGCATTGGATTGCCAATCGCTGCCCCCGATTCATTTACTGGAGTTACTTCAACCTCAATCGTAACGTTTACAGCCCCCTGATTCCCTCCAGAAGAGACGGTATAAAGTCCATTTGTGGCCACAAAATTACATAGCACCCGACTACGTTCAATATTGTCCAGTATGAATGGGCCAATCCACTTTTCGCCAATCGAAGTGATCTTTGGCGATAAGGCTGCTGTTTGCTGATTCGAAAGTTCCTTAAGCTTTAACCAGTTTTTGTTTACCGCAGCTGGATTGGATAAAGTCATGCGGTCGTCAGCAACCGACAAGACACTATAAGTCCCGTTTAAATCGTAAGTCTGGCCGTTAAACGTGAATGAGGTATTGGTGATTTCTACGCGGTCATTACTTACAAACTTAGTGGTTAAATCTGTGTTGTTCGCCGCTGCACGCAGGATCTCGTTTGGATAGGCAAAGTGAAGATAGTTAGTACCTTCTAAAGACTGTGTATCTGCAGGACGTAAAACTTGGCCATTAACAGAAGTTTGATGCTGTACGGTTAAAGGTGGCGTTGTAATTTCGGTACCAATCGAAAAATATGGTTCTCCCGAAACAATATCCACACCTGGTCGAAAGACTTCTACAGAAGCACCAGCAATATCAACAATATTGGTTTCACCATCATAAGCTCCTTTAATGTGATAGTGTCCACGACCAATACAGCCCACTACATGTTCAACTTCAACGTTGTTTTCATATACCTTGTAAGGTACTGCGATTAGGTCGGGAGTATTCCACCCAGCTCCATAGTTATCAGCAATACGACCATTCACCCGGATCTTGTTTTCCCGGTTAGAAAGTTCATTGTTTGCTGAAGAAGACTGGTTAGTATTTTGAGTCGTTTGTGCTATTGATGGCGTCGGCATTAAAAATGCGATCGCAATACTAATCACAATCGAAACAATAGCCGCGACCCATTTAGGGTTCTCAACTACGATAAAAGTGCCCGGTAAGAAATCAAGCTGCTTTAAGTCATATGCATTCTTCGGTGTGACTTCATTCGCAAATGAAATTTCGGCATGATCCATATTGCTTGTAGTATGAAAGATACGGACATGTTCAGGCATATGTTCATATTTTGAAGTGAGCCATTGCCCAATCGTTTGAGCTTGTTCAATTGTCTTTTCTTCAGACAAAGCATCTTTTTTATAAATAACTTTAATCATAATAACTGACCCGATTAAACCCCATTCCCATCACGACCTCTTCAGGCAAATATGTGACTCCGCTTTCCATGAGGTGAAGAATCTTTTGCCCACGAAAAAGCCCCACATGCGGGGGCTTATTTCTTTGTCTAGGATGGAAGGCGACTATGCAGCCTTCCTTGGGTATGGGCAGCGGATTTAAAAGTTTTAACCGTGAAGATAAAAAAGTAATTTTGCCCTTAGGCTGCATAAAGAGTTCAAGCGCTTCCGCCCGATCTATACCGTATAGGTCCATTGCAGCTTCATGAACAAAGTGAACACAATTGTAGTGTTCATCGTCATATTGCCTATCGAGCAAATGATCGTGACTTTTCATATACCCCCCTTCAAGCCACTAAAGCGATCCAGTGCAAAGATATCTCCGGTTTTAGTGGTATTTAATCGCGGCGATTCAGCCTTGAATGTCACAGCCTTATGGTTCATGGCAACACTGGAGAGTTGCAGTCCAAGTAAATAAAACATTGGAGAATTCAGATTGTCTGAACTGTAAATCCGGTAGTTTACTGTTGGCTTTACATCTGGATATTGCCCTTCGATTACCCGTTCAAACTCATCAGGCATCACATCACCTAGACCAGAGATAGAAACGGTTAATGTCTGGTCCAGATCACCAAGCATTCCGGATCTTTGGATTGAGACTGGCAAGAACTCATAATAGACCTGACCGGATCCTTCCTTATGTTGTACATAGACACCTCGGTCATCATTACGGACTACCCGATAAGTATTCATAAAAGAAGGGTGTGAGAGTTCAATACATTCCAGTTGATAGACATCAACTTTCCGATTGAAAAAGAATTTGGCATATTCGTTATCCATTAGACCTCCCAATCCTTAATCAAAGCTACATCGGCAGTCAGGTTAGGCTGGTTTTGAACAACTTCGAGCTGAGCATTTACCCGGTAAAGATTGCCATTAACTTCATTGGTCTTGAGCGAGTTCGGAATGAAGTTACACAGGTATTGCTGCCGCGCTCCCTGATCAATCACCAGATCCGCATAAAATGAAGCCGGCTTATTCTGGTAGACCCGCCAGAACGCCATCATTTTATTGAAATCGGTTTTACTTAAATTCCAGTTCACATCAACAATGTGGCTATTACGTTTCACATCGATGTAATAGCGTCCACGCCCACCATCCATTTGTTGACGCTTTACATCATCACCCGGTGTTACGCCATAGCCATTTGTTTGAGGATTTAGCTTTAACTTGTACATAACTTTCCTTCAGGTAATAAAAAACCACCTCGAAGGGTGGTTTGATGAAATAAGGTTTAGATATTTAAATTAATTACAAAAACGATTTAACATTAAGAAATCGATTTAATAATAGTTTCTTTACCATCTTCAAAAATCTCTTTCACTACAAACTTACAGTAGGCTCCATCTTGAGATGGTTCAGTCAGTAAAGCTGGATTCACAAAATCTTTGATCTGTTTAAAACGGATCAATTCATAATTTCCATTGCTTTTCAACTGATAGTCCATTTTTACATCACAACTATACATAGTAGTTGACCCAATAACAGAAGTAAGCCTGAAAGTTAACTTCTTATTTGCGGGTACTTTAAACTCAAAAAACTCTTCACCATTATTTAAACTGATTGTGGGTTTAGGCATATTTAATTTTTTGGGCTCATGCATAGAGCCATACTTTGTTAAATTATTTGAAATCTGCTTAGTTATTAGGTTTTTTGAAATTTTTTCACCCTCATTATTTTGATAAGTAATATAGAACTGCACCATGGGTACATTACTTCTATAAACCCTTAAATTCGCTGTATTACCTGCTATTTCATCTTGATACATATTTGTAGATCTTACGAGATTATTTACCGCAGGAATGGCACATCCCGTAAGGCCTAAAAGTGTTGTAGAAATTACAATTATTTTTTTCATGTCTTAACCATCAATTTTAATGCCAACAGACTCTATCACCTTGAAATTTAAATATTATGAAAATGAACCCTCCGAAAAGGGTTCAAATTATTAAGTACGATTTCTTCTCGCTGTCGTATTCTCAGTCAAAGACCGACTAATGGTTGAGTTTGGATTTGCGATTTGATCACTTACAAGCTTAGGTACCGTTCTTGGAAGCTGCTTATCCAATTCATCTTTAACAATGATCCGGACTGTTTGCTCATCCAGTTGTTCGGCTTCAACTGTCGCTCCACTCACCTGATTAATCACTTCAATTTTGAAATTGATTGTCGGTGTAGAAGGTTCAATTGAAGGCATAATCTCAGCTTGAGGTCGAGAAGCTTGACTTATCGTGAAGTCTTGAACATCCTCAAGATTTGATCGATCCTGAACTAAACCATTGGATGAGAAGTAGACCTTGCCATCGTGGTATAGATCAGAAGTTGCTGAAGTAGGCACGTTGCCATTGCCCTTATAAATAATCTGATCATCTTGAACAGATTTATTAAAGATGTTCGAGATTTCTTTGCTCTGGTTAAAAATCCTAGAGCTCTGATTGGCCCGATTCAAGATACTCTCAAAAGTGGTATGGTTTTGAGCATAGTTAGAAACAAATGATTCTGGACTTGTCGCCCTTCTCATCTGTTCAACTTTATCAACACCACCCCATTTTTTAATATCATCTTGGGACCAAACAATTTCTCCTTTATGCACGGCACCAGCAATCTCATATTTCTTACCTTTGCCTGTATATCCTCCATCTGCAAAACCATTGTCTTTGAAGATAGAAACTTCTTTCAGCAATTCTTTCTCAGCATTCTGCACGGTACTGTTTGAAACATTACTATTTAAAACTTTTGAGTTAGAGAGACTAGAAATGATCGACTTGCTAGCATTAAAGGATTTACTACTTTGAATCGATTTATCTAGAACTTCGCTAAAGCTGGTGTTGTTCCCAGCATACTGGTTAGTAATGCTTTGAACATCTTCCGATCTTGACGCCGCGTCTTTACTTGGCTTGAAAGCATTAACGATAATCTGATTCTCTCGAGTAGGCTGATTAAATATATTCGAGATATTTTGATTATCATTAAAAGCTTTAGAGCTTAGGAATGAACGATTAAAGACATTTTCTGCTGAAGTGTTGTTAATAGCATGATTATTGATAAATGCTTCAGGGTTTGCACTCTTACGCATATTTTCAACTAACCCAACGCCACCCCAACGGCGAATATCTTCTTGGGACCAGACCACCTCTCCTTTGTGGACAATACCTGCAGGTTCATATTTTCCACCAGATCCAGTGTAACCACCGTCAGCAAAGCCTTGATCTTTGATTGCACGGATGTTTGCAATAATGCTAGCGCCTTGAGCAACTGCTCCAGCAATTAAAGGCAAGTTATAAGGAAAACCAGCTTTTGAAGCTGCTGCAATATTTTGTTGAATGGCAATACCTGCAGCTGCAATCGCATATGCTTTATCTGCAGCGAACATAATCTTATATGCTTTCGATTGCTCACCAAACATTGAACCAAACATCGATGTGAGTGAACCCATCATGTTCCCACCAAAAGCAATTATGGTATTCAGACGATCTTGTTGATACTTATCTTCAATATCCTGAGCATTCTGAGCATATTCGGCAGCAATCTGATTACGTTGATCTTGAGCAGCTTGAATGATAGCTGTTTTCCGGTTTTCGAAATCCTGTTGCTTAATGAGTCCTGCTTCCATTTGTGCATTTAGATTATCTAACCCATTTTTTTCATCAAGATCAGTAGCAGCAAACTGACTATCTGCTAAATCATTTGCAGCATTTAAACGACTAAACCGCTCCTGATCCTGTCTGAAGAACTCGCTGGTACCATTCATATCAACCTGAATGCCACCCCAGTTTTGAACAGCGTTATTAACTTTATCGCGAGTCTCTTTATCCTGATTGGCTTTAGATAATGCTAGTCGCTTACGTTTTTCCTCCTCGTCTTTTACCGTTTTGGCAATTTCTTCTCGCTCCAATCGGTAACGTTCTTGCATTGCTTGCGTTTCGGAAAGTAATGATAAGCGTGCCTGAAATAAACGTTGTTCCTGTGCGAGTTTTAACAGTCCGAGTTCTTGCTGATACTGTTGATTCAGCAATTCAACAGCTTGCTTCTGCTCAGACTTACTTAATTCAATGTCATGAGCTGCATTGAACTTTTTACGGTTAAAGGACTCTTCTAATAACTGTTCCTCAGTTTTACGAAACTCCTTGTAGTCTTCCAGCTTGCTTCTAATTGCTTGTTTGGCAATAGCCACATCATTATCAGCACGGCGCTGTAATTCTGCCTTAATTTCAGCTGTTCGTTCTGGCGAGAATCCTGCCTTATCAACATCTTCCAATCTAACTTTCAAATTATTCTGGATCCGCTGTACTTCAGAAGCTACTTCATTTTCAAGAGAGCGCTGAGCATCTAATTGACGATCAAGTTGAGATTGAATGTCACCTGCTGCTTTATCACTTCCCTTACTCGCACCACCTTTCACCTTGCTCTGCATCTTTGGAGATTGATGAAGCAACTTAAGAGATACACCATCCTCAAAGATCACCTCGCTGACATAGCCACCACCTTTGCTGTCATACCATGTCTTAATATCTTTCACAGCAACATTAGTCGTGATCGGTGTTCCTTCAGGCATGGAAAAATCAATACCCTTATGAAATGAAGAAGCCCCTTTAGTAGGGGCTTGTCTTGGACCATAATTTGAACTGATCTTATACGAAGATAATGGTTTTCCACCTGCTTGTAATCGAGCCAGATGTTCATTAGAAACTTTCTGGCCCGACATTGAGCCACCATAACGGACGTCAAGATGAGGGCCAGTGCCAATACCAGATTGACCGGAAATACCAACCAAGCGTTTAGTAAGTTTTGCTTGTTTTTCAATTTCCTGTGTCTGCTTTCTTTTAGCTTCAGTTAATTTATCTTCTCTCTCCTGTTGCGCTTCAATGATCTTGAGATTTCTAAGCGCACTATCAATTTCATCTTTAGACAAAATTGCACTCATTCCTTTTGCTTTTTGCAGTTCTAAAATGGCATTAGCTTGAGCAACAGTGTAACCTTTATCAAGCCAACCTGATTTATAGATTGAATCAATAACGCTATCTTTTTGCTTGGCTTGATAATCTTGCAAAGCTTTAGTTGCCTTTTCTGCTTCAGTAGCAGTATTTCCTAAAGCATCCGCTTGTTTTTGATGCTGAGCTGCAGCATTTTGTGCTTTATTGCCAGCAAGACTTACTTCAACACCGAATAATTTTAGCTTCTCTGCAGACAAACTTGCTTTAGACGAGTTTTCATCATACTGTGCAGCCTGTTTTTTCAGATTCTCATATAGATCTGCAGGTAACTTAATCTTATTTAGACGCTCAATGGCTTCTGTATAACTGATAGTCCCAGTTCTTGCATCTTGGGAAATTTTTTCAACCTCCCTATTTCCTCGTGCATAGTTCTCGATATCAATTAATGCTGAACCTATAGTAAGAGATGATTTTTTTAATGCCTCATTTTGTGCATTAAAAGCATTTGTTAAATCATTAACTGCTTTAGTTTTATCATTGCCAGTTAATTTTTTTAATGCTTCATCTGTTCTCTCTGCAACTTTTGCTTGTTCCTCAAGTCTCTGATTCGCTTTTGCTGCTTTATCCTGAAAATACATATAACCAGCAGCTAAGGCAGAAATACCAATAGTGATAGCACCAATTGGCCCACCCACTAGACCTAATGCTCTGCTACCTAAAGTAGCCACAGTATTTAACCGGGATTGGGCCAATGAATAAGCGGAGGTAGCAACAGTAGCCTCTTTAATGGCAATATTATGAGCAATCTCAGCAGCAGTTAGTCTTTGTACAGCTGCTGCGCGGGCATTAGCACTTGTTGCTGCGTTATATTCTGCTCTGGCTAAATTAATCTCAGTTAAAGCTAAAGCTGCAGATTGTCTAGCACGCATTGCCTCTACACCAAGCAACTGAACCTGAGACTGAGCTTCAGCAAGATTGGCCGCTCTTTGTTGAGCTGAAGCGGCAATGCTTGCTTGAATAGCAATAGTTTTTGTTGCAATGGCTTTCGTGATTAAACCAACTCCAACAACGATTGCGCCATTAATAATTAAATTAAGATTATTACCAAGAATTTGAATCCCTTCTGCCAATGTTTGAGCTGCTCCAGAGCCCTTCCTAGCCTCCCCTACAAATTTAGTGATTTCGTTATTTAAAAGCGTGAGTGATTGTCCAATTGTTATATCAGTTTTAGCAAAAAGCGCATCAACATCAGATTCTACATTTCTAAGTGCTTTTACAATCTCTTGAGATGTAATTTTCCCTTCTGCGGCTACAGATCGTAATTCACCTACAGTAATACCCATACCTTTAGCAATAGCCTTTGCTAGTGCTGGGGTTTGCTCCATAACGGAGTTCAGCTCTTCACCTCTGAGAGTTCCGCTCGCCAGTGCCTGCCCAAATTGGACTAAAGCTGCATCAGCAGCTTCTGCGCTTGCACCACTGATTGCAACTGCTTTTGATACTGTTTCAGTTAGTCGAGCAGTATCATCCATAGTGAGATTTAAGGTTTCGGCATTATCACTAAAGCGTTGGTAAACCTGTAAAACTGAATCCCAAGCTGAATAGGTTTTTTGAGCAATTCGGAAAGTGTCTTCCGTAGCCTTGTTTAACTCAGCTTGATTGTTAGTGACTAACTTAAGGCGATTTTGTAATCCAGTATATGTATCCATCTTTGAAATGGCTGAACCTACTGTTAATAAACCAGCCATGTGTCCAGCTAAAGCTCTGGTGGCTACAGATAAGCTCTCCATAGACTTAGATGCAAATTCACCTTTACGCTCAATGCTATTGAGCTCATTGCCTAGATTACGCGCATTACGTTCAGCATTTTGCGAATCAATAACAATGACCAAACGGGATTCTTGTGCCATCTTACTTTTCCTCTAGGCAATAAAAAACCCGCTTTCGCGGGTTTCATTTATTAAACTTACTTCAAAGTATTACTTAACAGTATTCACTTGATCTTTAAAACGTTTTAATGCGTGGTAAGCCTTGCTATCTTTAGAACCGTCAATTATCGGATTTTCGATTAGGCCCTTGCTTGTATTAACTCGAATCCACGCTCTTTTTGACTTGAGGATTTTATCAACTGTAGATAAGTCGGTTACAAAAACCTTGCTAGATTCTAGAACTATGTCATTAGAAAAATCAGTTATTGTATTTTCTCTTAATTTAATTATTTCTCCATCTACATTCAAATCCACAGAATTAATAGCAACAATACTATTTATAACTGAGATCTTTAGTCCCACAAGATTAGGAGTATTACTTGACCAAATAGCACCTATTAAGGGACAAACCATTTGATCACATGCAACACCATGCCCATCAATTGAAACTCTTTTTGAACCATCAAACCCGCTCGTGGAAACCTTCGGCGCAGTTCCTGACGTTGTTGCACATCCAACTAAACCCAAACTAATTAAGCATGCAGCCAATAATTTTTTCATGAATATTAACCATTTGTTATAAAGTGTACTAACTTTAACAAACTGGTTAATAAATGTCACATAAAGCAAAACCACCCGAAGGTGGTTCATTGCTATTAATTATTGCTAGTAAGCTTACTAAAAAGTAAATTAACAGCTTTTTATAAAACTATTTACATTGAACAGCATAATTCTTTTTGTAGAAATTAGATATACTTACAAAGTTTTTTAATAATATTTCTTTTGTATAATAATTGGGGTAATGCTTGAGTAAGACTGGCATATATTGATTCTTATAAACTTCCGGTAAGCGACTACATAAAATTTGTTGTTTACGAAAGAAGGGAATCTTTGGATCATCTAATTTATTTAATAGCCCCTCAATCTCTAGTTCTGCTTTCTCAATTTTTAACTTATAACTTGAATCTTGCTGTTTCTTATCTGCTTTTTTAGAGCAACTTATTAAAGAAACAGTCAAAAGACCTAAACCAAATGAATATAGAAGTTTACCCAACATATTAAGCCGTTATATACATCATTATTTACATTATATATTTCTATAATGAAAAATTCATTAAATTTAATAGCTATCTCATTGATAGCTATTTATTAGCTTTGCTTTTGGAAGAAATCTTTTTATGCGCCTCATCCATAAACAGGTTATCCAAAGCAAAAATACAGTCATTAAAAATATGAGCAGCCACGGGCAAATCATTATGCTCAGCATAGACATTGATAGCCTGCTGGTCTAATGATAACGGGATGCTCTGCTCATATCGTCTGGATCTGCATATAGTGCTAAATGCCGAAAGAATGGATTCAGCCGCATAAGAATATTCTGGCGGATCCGGAATGTGGCCACCTAAGAATTTGATTTGTTCGATTTCATGCGGCGTTTTCGACGCATACGCTTTTTGGTATTTGTAGAGCTCGATGACTTTCCCAGAATTAAAGCCTTGTCCTTGTCGGCTTCTTCCTGAATCTTCTGTGCCTGTTCTTTGATGAATAACCAGATTGAAATACCAATGTCACCTTGATTGAGAAGTTTTGAGGCATTCTCAGGTGTATAAGGTTTTTCGGACTCGACAGTTTTACCTTCCACCACTTCAGCAAACACCACACCCTTCCAATCTTCAATCAGGTGAGCAGCACATGCATCTAATAATAATTCATGATATAGCTTAGCGTTTTCATCTTTTACCATCACATCATAGCCTTTGGATGTGATTTGGTTTCCTGCCTTCTCTAGTGCAACTTGAAAGGGCTTATAACCAATTCCTCGGATTTTAAACTCTGCCTGCCCACCTTCAGTTTCAAATGTGCACCATTGGGCAACATCCGAGCTTTTAATAATTCCGACTTTTAAAGCCATAGCAACCTCTGAAATTTTTGAAATAAAAAAGCCCATGGGATTCCATAGGCTTTGTTACTGATTAAGCTGATTACACAAGAGCACGTACAATCGTTGGAGCTGTACGAACTTGAGCAAAGTTGATGTCTACAGTAATGATGTCATCACCACCACCATCCGGGTGATTGGCTTCCATCACTTCTAATTGAGGGAAATTAAACGAGTATTTACTGCCTTTGCTGTCTTTAATATCAAAGGTCAGAGTAAACACATCTCGGGTTTTAATGGCATCGATCCATCCTGCTGCAGTAGAAGAGAACATGAATGAAGCATTTGCTTCGATATCCATCATCTTTTCAATGTAGAACTCTGGTGTGTATTTGCCTGAGCCGATACAACGGATTGCTTCAAGGTTGTTATTAATTGAAAGCGTAAGCGATTGCATGCACGCTTTACCTTGAATTGATTGACCATTAATAAGCAAGTTTTCCACGTTTGGCATACTGACCAATGGACGGGTTGAAGCCGCTATAGGATTAGTGACAGGATTGACTTGCTGACGGGTAAATGAGCTACCAACAAGTCCAAAGTTACCTGTGATTTTCCCAGTTGTTTGAATGGTGATTTCACCGGTATTTACCTGCACACCACGGTAGATAAACACCTGCCCAATATCTTCAAAAACTTTAACCAGCGTTAATGACTTACGTACGGTACCACCAATGGTTAAGCTGTTTGCTGCCCAGTTATTGAAAGCTAAAACACTTAAGAATAAATCAAAGGTACCAAGTGACAATTCAAACTCTAACTGACCAGCTACTTCAGCTTCTGTGACCACACCGCCTTGACGGTAGCGTGAATCCACCACTTCACTGCTTTCTTCAGTAGAGACATTTTCAGATAGGCCATCGGTTACACGGCGAACAGTGTACCAAACTGGATTTGCCGGGGTTATTCCTAAAACTGCTTCTTCACAAGCATATAATCGAATTTTTGCGCCTGAACTCATTTATAATTCTCCAAAATTTAGGCATAAAAAAACCCGCTTTAGCAGCGGGCAGTTATAAAAATGGGCGTAAAAAACCCGCTAAAAAAACGGGTTTTTAAGGAGTTTCATCGGCATCTGAGACTTCCGGCGGTTCTATCCCATTCATGGCTGCAGCAACTGCTTCGGATAAATTTGTTGGTTGAAACTGAACCGGTGTCTCACTCACTGTTTCTTCAAATTCGGGTTCGGGCTCTTCATATAAACGAATATCAATCCAGCGTCCCTCTGGAATTTCAAGTGGCTGGCCAAGGGCGGCGACAATTGCGGCAAGTTCAATATCAAACTTTCGTTTGTAAGTCTTAATTGAAATATCACCGTTCTCTAGAGTTTCATAAACAACCGCAACAACAGTGTTGCCATTAGCATCTTTAGGTACTTCGATGTACCAACCTTCTTGAGCAAAACCAAGTGAACCTTTAATTAAGTAGTCACCTGTACCTAATTTTTCAAAACTGATTGGTTGCATTTCAGCATCATGGTTAAGTTCAATATGATCACTAAATAACTTAACAATAGGAGAAGCTGCCTTAATAAATCCATTACCATCTACTGAAGTGTTCTTTTCAGTTCTTACTTTATAAAGTGCCCAGTTTCCAGAATTCAAAGAACTATGCTTAAAACGGAAATACCCTTCGTGAGTAGAAGCAGCAAATAACAACTGAGCTAGTGATGTTGAACCACGTGTAAATGAAATTCCTGATGCATATGCAGGTAAAGTTGCTGAAGCTGTCGCATTGGTCCAGACTAACTGATTGACTGTTGGAAAGGATGTTTCGCTTTCTGTTAAAAGAAATGACCCTGAGCCAGCAACCTGCACATCTCCCAGACCAAATGCCCCAACTTCCATGATATTGCCGGCACTTGTCCCAACAGTTCGAGATGCTGGATTACTTGTTGGAATATTTTGAATTTGAGAGAAATTTGGCGTTAAGTTTGGAATACCTGAAGCAAAAGGTAGCATAAACTGACGCTTACCTTGAGCTGAGTTATATGGGAAAGGCCGATGATCCCAAGAATATTTAAAGACTAGATTTGCCATTATGCAGTCACCCCGTCAATTACCTGAAAAGTCAGAGTTTCAGTGTGCTGTGTATTGCCACCAATGACTGCTTTAATGTCCATTTGACATAGCCCTAAAGGCCAAGTTGCAGTGCTTGTACTAGATTTAATGTTCAGCCAACCCTTCTGTGTACTCTGACTTAATGCTGTACAAGTTAATGTACCCACAGCAGTGCCTTCCAAAGTTTTGACTTGAGATGTAAAGGTGTAACCCGTCAGATCAATTGCACGACGTACATCATCTGGTGGATATTGTAAGGTTTCATCCATGTCCACTAGCTGTAGATTTAAGTTGAATGTGTCACCACGCTTAAAACAAAAATTGCTCATAAGTGATTCCTATAGACATAAAAAAACCACCCATAAGGTGGTAGTGAATAAAACTTAAAAAACCGCCCTCAGACAGTTAGATAACTAGAATAAATACTAAAAAGATGTGTAATTAAGATGTTCTAATCTTGATAAATATTTTGCACGTTGAAAACGCTCATAAGACTGTTGACTACAAATCATACTGCCGGCTAGAAATACTGCCATTGCTGTCATATTAAAGCTTGTAAAAAAGATGAATAAAAACAAAGTCATAAATACAATGGCAGCACTAGACCAACCGTAACCTCTTTTTTCCTCTTTCAGTGATGCTTGATTCACAGCTGAATTTGAAATGGCCTGTTTTTCATTTTTTGAAGTTTCTTTAAACTGAAAAATAAAGAAAACAAAAAAACCAGTTAAAATTAGAAAAAAAATCAAGTGTATATACATCATATTGAATCCTACAATTTTTCAAATTCAAAAATCTATAAAAATCAATATTATTCAAAGACTGTCAAAACAACTATAATTACAGATACAATAATTGGTTATTTTTTGTTAATAAGACCCTTCTTCAATTCACCTTAAACCCAATACTCACATTATACTGAATGAAATCAGCATCTTGCCCGACAAAAATTGATTGTCCTTGTAAACATTCTAGATGATCGATTGTGTAATATTCAAAATGGACAAGTAATTCATCGCTTAGTTTAGTGATTTCCATTATTCCTGAATTGGGACGAGCAAAGCATTGGACCATAATATTACCGGTACGGCGTGTACAAGGTTTGTCTGCAATACCTGAAATAAAACTAGGGCCGCCTGCAATAGTTAAACGACACCATATACCTTCTTTTGGAACCATAAAGCTGGTTGCATTAGGATAATGGATTCTGTCCTGAGCAATACCGGTAAAAGCTTGCATACGATCGATAATAGCTTGCCTTGTCTGCTCTAAAGTCATTGCCATCTTATCCACCATACTTTTGAGAAATAAAGTTATACGTGAGGCCATAAATACCTTGTGGCGCTTGATCAGACCAACCGTTTTCTAAGCGCTCAGCATAAGGCTGGTTGTTCTGTATGTAGACCAAATTACCCAATTTAATCTTTACAACTTGAATAGCGGCATCTTGAACGGCGTTTGTTTCAGGTCCACGTACGCCATAGTCACCAGATCCAATCGAAACAATATGAGAAGCACGATAAGCCCCTGTATCAACAGGAGTTAAATTAACCAAGGATTGCACAGCATCCATGGTGATTTTTTTCACTTGATCTTGCACTGATTTAGCCACATCAAGACTAAAACTAGTCGGCTTTTTCCCCTTCCATCCCATGCTTTACCTCACTTTCTTCGTACATTTCAAATAGGTCCTGAGCAATTGCCTGAATTGAATAAGCTTCAAATTCCACACTAGGCTCTCGCTCACCCATTCTCCGTTTTACTATTTGCCAGACATGAACAGCTTCATGTAAAAGCAATCCATAAACTTGAATTTGGTCTTTATCCGCCGTATCACCAATTTGGACGATTGCATATGCACCTTCAGAAAAAGTACTAACCTGTGCATCCGCTCCCATATCCAAAAATTGATCAGCTTTATCCATATCTTCAAATAACAAATCCATGTGAAGCTGATTTCTAGCAAGCGTATACTGCACATGCTGGAACGGTGAGATATACCACTCTGGAACATAATCAGTATTAACCATTTTAGCCCCTACACTTTTCGAAGCTGACATTTCCAGATTGTACTGGCTGGATCTTGTTGAATATGGATAACTCGAAATGAGCCTATGGCTGTAATCCACTCATCATCAATTTTTGGTGTCATAGTTACTTCATTTTGAAGCACGGTCGCCTTCTTATCCATTGCCAATACTCCAAGTGTTTGGATCTCATATTGACTGTAAGAGCCAAACAGAACACCACGGCCGGAATAGTTTTCTTTAACTTCAACATACGTTTCAGTTTTAGGATCCCAATTCGTTTTTGAAATCCGCTCACATGTAAAGGTATGAACGGCGTCTGCTAAATCTTCATTAAATGCTTCAGCAATTTCTGCCTGAATTTCGTCACGTAAGCCCATTAGATTTTCCTAACAAAAAATACAGCTTTTCGTTTGCTGTAAGGCTTAATCAAATCAAGAATGAATTGCTCAATCGCACTAAGCTTTACTGATCCGTCCTGATATTCCTTTTCAGTTTCAACCGTATCAGCTTTGACTTTCTTACGTTTTAGTGCCTGTTCCTGCCCTTGATATAGATCACCTTTCATAATGCCCTTGATGATTTGATAAGAGGCTGTTTTTAGAGGCTCAGGAACCAGAGTGGCATCTTCGTAAGGCTTAACATTACGTGCTAATAGATAAGCTTCTGACATCTGAAGGTATTGAGCCTTATCACTGGCAGATAAAGCATCAAAGCCTTCAACATGTTCTATCGCTTCTTGTTCAGTGATAAAGCTCATTTGTTATTCCTTTGGAATTAATGCTAAAAGTTCTTCTTTTTTAGCGCCTGCTTCAAATGCAATGCCTTTTTGAGTCAAGACAGCACGCAACTCATCAACTTTTAGACCTGCATAGTTAATTGGTTGTGGTTGTGTATCACCGGACTTTTGGCCATCTTCTTGTTTTTGACCATTATTACCTGATTCAAGTTCAGCAATACGTGCTTTCATTGCTTCAGGATCATTTTGAAAAGCAATAAATTCGCCCTTAACAGTTGCCAGTTGTTCTTCAAGTTCAGCAATTTTTGTTTCTGTCATTTGTTGTCTTTCCCGTGCACGGTTAAATGATGAAAGTCCCATTTGTGGATCTCCAAAAAATAAGGCGGTGTAAACCGCCTTTTTGTTATTTGATCTTGTGCTTGAATGCCACAATACGGATCTGTTTAGGATCGTAAACACGTTCCCAGTTTGCAGATGTAGCAAGACCTGCATTATTAGGTGCAATACCTGTCGCACCTGCCCATTTAATGCCACGAGGGTGCAATACAAAGTGACGGCGGTTAATAAGAATGTCAGTACCAGCAAGGCTATCACGGTCTGTCTCAACCCCTACTGGTGCACCAATATCTTGGAAACCAATTGCACCTTGACCAAACAGGAATGATGTAAATACATCACCATCCACTGGCATACCGTCATCGACAATCACACGGCGATCCATAAAGGTTTTATAGAGCACTACACCATCAGCATCACGTACGGTTTCGATCAAACCTTGTTTAGCTAATGCAGCCATGGTTGCCGAGTGCATTGCAATAGCCGTTAATTTATCTACGGCATCACCCAACTTATAAGAAGCATCAACAAAAGATACGCCATCAATTACAGCGGCAGCTCCAGTTCCAGCAGAAATATCGTGAGTATTACCTGCCATGCTGGCCGCACCGAACACACCTTTAAGGGTATTTACGGTAAAACCTTGAAACTCACGCGACCAGTAATCTGCCACCAGATCACCAACCGCACCAAGTGGATCGTCACCAGATAATGCTTTAGCCAAATCATTAGCGCCCCATGCTTTACCACGTGCATGAAGAATCGCAATGTCCTTGCCTGAAGTGATGTTATTTACAGATAAAGGTTTTGAATCTGAAAGTACTTCTGACTCACCGCTTAAATCATTCCAGAATGGGATATTTACAGTTGTACCACCCTCTGTTCCGAAAGCTACATCTACATCTAAATCCCCAACAATGCCAGACTGCCATAATGCAGACTTTTCAGCAGTTTTATTTAATACGTACGGAGTGAATAACTCGGGTACGATTACATCAGCAATTTTTGTGTCGCCCATTAGGCTTTACTCCTTAAAGTTTAATACCGTGTTTTGCCGCTAGCTCTTTAGCTAGTTGCGGATTGTCATTTCGTAATTGCGCCAATTTGGTCATATTTACCGAGCCATCTGCTTTGAGAATGTCTGGCTGACCTTTTGAATTGTTGCTACCTGGTGCGCCCATACCATTTGGTTTTGGCCAGAAATACGGTTTTTGCTCACGTAGAGATTCAACCCATTCTTTTGGCGATAATGCTGTTTGGCCATCTTTGCCGATGACCACTTCTCCGTTTTCATCAACTGCCACAGCTTTACCGTTTTCATCTAATGCAAATTTTGACTGAGCTAAAAAGGCAATATCGGCAGTAGCTTCAGGCAATGCTTCAAGCTCAACAGCAGCCTGTACAATTTGGCTTTGAATCACTGATTGCTTGAACTTTTGTGCATAAGCTTCAGCTTTATCTGCACGCTCTTTTTCAGCCTTCAGTAACTTTTCATGTTCTTCACGCATCTTCTCGGTACGCTTCTGAATCACTTCGTTAACCTTGCCTTCCGCGATTAATTTGGCTTCTTCGTCTTGGTCAATTTGAGCAAAGACTTTTTTGACAATTTCAGGATCAATACCTTCAAATTGTTTCTGAAGCTTTTGAAGTTCCAATTTTGCATTCTTAGCAGCATCTCGCTCGCTTTGAAGTGCAGATTTCAAACCTTTTGGATCTTCATAACCTTCTAAATCAAGGCGAAACTTCCCGTTTTCCTCAACATATAGAGCGCGGTGCTCTTCTTTGATTGCATCAAGTGAATCAACAATAAATGGCAATGACATGTTCAAACCTCTCGTTTGATTGGGTTAAAGCCTTATCTCAAGGCATAAAAAAAGACAGCCTAAAGCTGTCCCTAAGAGCCACATAACGGTGACGATTTATAAAAAATTAAAAATTATCTATATTCTTTTTCATAATCATCTAAAATTTCTTTGATCAAAGAATTAGCCTCATTACTATTACTAAAAATAGTATTTCTGTATTCTTCTATATTATCAATACCATTAATATCGAGCCTCAGAAAAACGTGAAGATTATTCATTTCCTGAATATTATTATTATTTTCCTCTAAAATTAACCGACCTAACCTATTAACTTCTAATGCTCTTTTTCTCAT